CTTCTTGCCATGTAGGGTTCATGTAGTAGCATAACACTCTACTGTCCTTTCCATGATTATGACGAAAGTTAATAGATGAAGGCGTTACTAAATTAATAACTGCCCTATTAGTAGTCCAACCACGAAGTTCGGGAGTTGTATCAAAATACTGTTGCAGAGGTTGTAGTTCTACTTCTGGTAGTTTATGATATAAGCAAGGATACTGTCGATGCTCAATAGTAGAAGTATCGTCCCAGCCAATATCATATGAAGCAGTTACTCCATAAGAGTATAACGAAGTCATCTCGTCCTCATTCATATAGTTATCATATATTTTTATCATTCTTTATTATACTAAAAAATTAAGCATTTGTCAAGAAGTATTTTTAACTTCCATAAAAAAGTTCTTGACAAATGGTTTTTCGTTTGATATAATATATAGACAAATGGAGATTTTATGAACGATATAGATTTAGCATATTTAATAATTTTATGTATAGGAGTTTTTTCCGCTTATCACTTTGGTAAGAAGGAAGGAATTAGTATTACCTTAGAGTATTTTCGCTCGATAGGTAAGATAGATTACGAAGATTAGAAAAATAATTCTTGACTTTTAAGTTTAATTTTGGTATAATATAGGAATAAGTGATAAGTTTCACTTATTTTTATTTAACGCGTCTATACCGAGAGGATAGACAATTAATTACCGAAAGGAATTTAGGAGAAAAATTATGAGTATTGATTTAAGTAAATTTTGGCTTGGTTTGGATATGCCGAACATGCCGCACTACACGGAGACTAGCTATCCAAGATATAATGTAATCGAAAGTAAAGGGAACTATCGTATAGAAGTTGCCGTACCAGGCTGGAAAAAAGAAGAACTAGAGTTAATTGCTGACGGCGAAGAACTCCATATCGCAGGGAAAAAAGAACACAAACTAAATGATGGCGAAGTATTCGTCCATCAAGGACTTAGTCTAAAATCTTTTGAACGAAGATTTATTCTCAATCCAGACTTACAAGTAGAGGAAGTAAACCTACAAGACGGATTACTGACAATCTCTCTGTCAAGAACTCCAAATTCCAAGAGGAAAATCTTGGAGATAAACAATGGAAGTAGTTAAAAAACTATTTAAAAGACAGAGCGTAAGTAGAGATACAGAATTATATATGGAGATGATTTTAAACATCACTCTATTATCAATGGTAACAGCAGTTATGATTGATGCCCTGTATCACCTACTTTAATTTTTGTCGTAAGATTAAGAGTGCCTCTCTGCGAGGCACTTTCTTTTCGAGAGAAAGAGGAGACTAACATGTATAACACCATTACGGGTATACGAAATAAATTTTTATGGGCAGGATATCAAGCTGTCCGACCATTAATATTTTTAATGGAGCCAGAGGAAGCACATTACTCATTAAAGAGAGTTGGTGTTTTTCTTGGCAATAACCCTATAACACGAGGGTTAACCAGCGCACTTATGGATTACAACCATGAGAGTTTAGCGATAGAAGTAGACGGAGTAAAGTATAGAAATCCAGTAGGATTATCAGCAGGCTTTGACAAAGATGGAGAACTTACAAAGATATATCCATCGCTTGGTTTTGGTCTTGCAGAACTAGGTTCGTTTACTGGAGAGATATGCCCAGGCAACCCTGGCAAAAGACTCTTTAGAATGATTAAGTCCAAAGCCATAGTAGTATGGTATGGTCTTAATAATGAAGGCGCAGAAGTAATATCACAAAGACTAGCGAATGAAGATTTCGGTAGGCTTCGTGTCGGTATAAATGCCGCGAACTCTAACTTAACACCTGAGTTCGATTTAGACGCCTCTATCAATGATTATCTAAAAACAATGAAACTGTTTAAAGATATAGGAGATTACTATACAGTAAATATTAGTTGTCCTAATACGCAAGAGGGAGAACCTTTTGTAGACAAAGATAACTTAGATGTATTACTTGCGGCGATTGTAAAAGAAATTCGTCCTATTAGTAAGAAACCTATCTATGTTAAACTCGCTGCAGATATGACGCTGGAAGAAATAAACACTATTGTAGATGCTTGCGTTGAGTGGGGAATGGACGGAGTTGTCTGTACAAACCTTGCAAAACCAGAGTTCAACTCTGAACACAGACCAGAGGAGTATCCAACAGAAAAAGGATTACTTCCAAAAGGTAAAGGAGCCATGAGTGGTTTACCTTTACAAAGAATATCTACAAATGTTATTCGCCATGTTTATAGAAGAACAGAAGGAAAACTTACAATCATTGGAGTTGGTGGAATATTTAGCGCAAAAGATGCTTATGAAAAGATTACATCTGGAGCCAGCTTACTTCATATGATAACAACAATGATATTTGATGGGCCGCAGAACATTAATGAAATTAATAGAGGTCTAGTAAAATTACTGAAGAAAGACGGATTTACCTCACTCAAAGAAGCAGTAGGTTCAAGAAATCCACTTCCAAAATAAAGGAGATTAAATGAAAACATCAGAAGAAGGATTAGCATTAATAAAGAAGTTTGAGGGTTTAGAACTCTCAGCATACCAATGTTCAGCAGGAGTTTGGACTATTGGATATGGACATACAAAAGATGTAAACCCTGATGATGTTTGGAGTGAGTCTCACGCTGAATACATGCTTGAAGTAGAACTTGAAGAATATGAAAGTTATATTAACAAGCATGTAGAAGTAGCATTATCCCAACACCAGTTTGATGCCCTAGTATCATGGGTATACAACCTTGGCCCCGCAAATCTAAAATCTTCTACTATGCTTAAAGTATTAAACTCAGGCGATTACGAAGGAGTTCCTGCACAAATTAAAAGATGGAATAAGGCAGGAGGTAAAGTTCTTCAAGGACTTATTCGTAGGCGTGAAGCAGAGGCTCTACTATTTATGGGTAGAGACTGGAATGAAGTTTAAACTCTCAACAGAACAACTCATGACGGCTGCAAAGCATGCTGAAGCAAGAGGCATGACACTAGAAGAATATATACAAGAATTTATAGGATTAATTAATGAACACAATAAAAACAACCCTGACAAACCTTTGGACTTGGCTAATTGGCCTGTTCAAGACTAGGTACAAGCTAACAGTAAGTTATAATTCTACCTACGGCGATTCAGACGACCAAACTTTTATTGTGAAGAAGTTTTATAATAAGAAAGATAAATATTTGAAGTTCAAGTCAGATGATGGTGAGATAGTAGAAATAAGAGGCGCAGAGGGTCTCAATTACAAGATAGAGGAAGTATAATGCAACAATTTTTTATAGGTTTAATATTAGTATTAGGATTAGGTTGTTGGTGGCTTTATAGTGAGAATGAAACACTCAAAGCAAACAACATTAAACTAGAGTATGCAGTAGAAGAACAGAAACAAACAATCAACACAATTAAAGAGCAGTATGAAAAACAAGGCGCTGCTCTAATGAATATGACAAAAGAAAATGCCTTGATTGAGAAAGAGAAGGCAGAATATTTAGAAATCTTCTCCAGACACAATTTAGATGTTCTTGCGCTAAAGAAGCCAGGAATGATAGAACTGAGAATGAACAACGCCAGCGAGGCAGTAATGGAGGGTATAGAAGATGATACTGAAAAATTATTCAATATTGACAATCCTAGCACTGACTAGTGGTTGCTCACTACTTCCTACAAAAGAAGTAGAAATTGTAAGTAAACCAGTAAAGGTTGAAATTATGCAACCCACACTCCCACGACCTGTTGAGCTGACTGCACCGAAGTGGTACGTCGTAAGCGAAACTCGTATTACAAACCCATGTGTCAAAGTAGATGGAAAAAGACCTAAGTCTTGTGCGCTAGAGGATAGAGAAAATCCTGACTGGCCTGAAGGCTATACCTACTACGATAGATTTATAGATGAAATAAAATCACAAAATAATGGTGATATTCTATTTGTTGCAACAACAATAGGAGATTATAAAGTAATGGCAGAAGATATGCAAGAACTTAAAAGGTATATCAAACAAATGGGGGAGGTAGTAATATACTATCGTGAGGTGACAACCGATGTTTCAGTGGATAAATAATTTAATAGGTTTATATGTAATGGACAGGGATTCTCGATGGTATGAGAAACACCCTACAATACAAGCAAGATTTGAAGAAATAGAAGAATGGCTCGAAGAATTAGAAGAAAGAATAGTAGAGCTAGAAGATATGGCACACCCTAAGTGTGGTATAGAAGGGTTTGATGGGTATCAGCCCCTTGTTGATAGAATAGAAAAGTTAGAAATAGTAGTAGGAAGTTTAAAAAGGAATGGTTGATACAAATAAGTTAATAGAAGTATTGAAGCAAGGAATTGTGGAAATAAAGTTTAAAAGTTTAAGAAGTGGTAATATCTATCAAAGAGAATACACAACTCACGATAGTTATATGCCTATCAGTTTTAAGCAATCTGCATCTGATAAGATTATCTGTTATGATGTAGAGTTTAAAAAGATGGAGGATATAGATATTGATTCGATAGAACAATATACTCCTCTTGAAAAATTATCCTAGTAATAGGAGAAAGGCTCATTTGAGCACGGAGAAAATAATGTTAGAATTTTTCCAATGGATAATCGCGTGGGTTCAAGTAATTCCGTGGTTAGTAATGGGAGCTTCACTAGTAGCAGCTCTTACACCAACCCCTATTGATGACGGTTGGGTAAAGAAAATCTACAAGGTTCTTGATTGGGTAGCACTCAATATAGGAAAAGCAAAGGATAAATAACTATGGCAGAAGGTGTAGATAATAGTAGGAATGAAGTAGAAATCGATTTAGATAAGTATATGGCACTTATTGAGAAACTTGATAAGTCCGAGGATACAATTAGAGAGATGAAACTTGAAGCTGAACAAGCTAGAAAAAGATTAGCTCCGCCAAAAAGAAAGTTTATAGATTTATTCTTAGATGATAATGATATAAACGAGAAAGCAATAATTGGATTTATTTCTTTCTTCTTTATGGCAGTATTCGCCGTTTGTGATTTAATTACAGCTTTCTGGGGAATGGATTTACTAATCTCAGATACAATCTATACCTCACTCGTTGTAGTTACTTTGGGAGCATTTGGTATATCCGAAGCTGGCAAAGCATTTGGTGGAAAGTAGAAAAATTTAGTTCTTGACAAATGGTTTTCATTAGTGTATAATATATACTATGAAAATCAAAAAAGAACAAAAACAAATTTTGGCGACAACTCCTAGTTCAAAAGAGCAAGGGAGTGGTCGCCTTTTTTATTGGAGATAGATGAATTTATTTTACTTAGACGAAGATTTAGATAAGTGTGCAGAGTACCATGTGGATAAACACATAGTAAAAATGCCACTTGAGGCGGCACAGCTATTGTGTACAGCTATCTGGGTAGATGAAAAGTTAGGACATGTTCCTCGAGCCCTCAATGCTGAAGAGCGAGAGGTGTTAAATAAAGAGAAAGCATTAATAAAACACTTACCTCTAGAGGAACGCCCATTAACTCCATACTTACCAATGATGTATAATCACCCATGCACGATATGGACTAGACAATCATTGGATAATTTTGAGTGGGTTCACTGCTATGCAAATGCACTTAACGATGAATACCATTATCGCTACGGCAAGTTACACAAGTCAGTGATTGAAGTAATCAATAAACTGCCAGAACCAAAGAATATGCCCCGCAAGGGACTCACTCCTTTTTTGATGGCTATGCCTGATGAACTGAAAGATGAAAGTAATGTGATAGAAAGCTATCGACTATACTATCATACAGACAAGGCAACATTTGCCAAGTGGTCACATCGTGAACAACCTGATTGGTGGGACGAAGGACTGGCTTGGACAGACAAGAGAATAACAGCACAATGACAGCAAAAGGCAAAGGTTGTATCATAACATTAGTAGTTCTATTAGTGTTTTGGGGAATAATGTTCTACTTTGATGTAGCACATATTGCAGTCGGTCTTATGCTGACTATATTGGCTGGTATATTCGCATGGGAATCAACTATGTTAGTTGAGGAAAAAAGGAAAAGAAATGAGAATAAAAAATAGAGTCACAATTTACAGCAAAGAAAACTGCCCTTATTGCAAGATGGCAGAACAGTTAGCACTTCAGCATAACAGTATAGTTATGTATAAAGTACTAGGTGAACACTTTGACGCAAAAGAACTTATGGAAACTTTTCCTGGCGCTAGAACCTTCCCTCAGATAATTTTAAATGATGAGAAGATTGGAGGATATAGTGCCTTACTAACACTACTAACAGAACAAGATGAATAGATTTAACGAAGAAGAAGTACTGAATTGGGTTCGTAATCATATTATAGAAACTTATGGTATGCATTACGGCAAAAATAAAATACAGACTACGGAGTTCGTTTTTGACGCAGGGCATGGCGAAGGATTTTGTTTAGGAAACATAATCAAATATGCTCAAAGATATGGAAAGAAAAACGGAAAAAATGAAGAAGATTTATTAAAAATTATTCACTATGCAATCATATTATTAGGGAGTGAACTAAATGGCAATAAAAAGTAAATCATATGAAAAGTTATCTTTCGATAACATAGAACGAGTTATCTCACAACTCGAACAGGATAATCCTATAACTAAAAAGGAAGCCTGTGAAATGCTGAATATTAGGTATAACACGACCAGACTTCAGAAAATCATAGATGACCATAATGATACTAAAGCCTTTAAGGAGAGAAGAAAAGCTCAAAATAAAGGAAAGATGGCAACAGAAGCTGAAATCAGAACTGTTGTTCAGTATTATTTAGATGGATTTAATGTATCAGAGATTGCGAATAGTATCTATCGTTCTCCTGCATTCGTAAAGAATATAGTAGAAAGAACAGGTATACCGCAAAAACTGCCAGAATCAGATTACGAAGGTATGAGAAAATCTATGCTACCCGAACAATGTGTAGCCCCTGAATTTGAATACAATGAAAAAGTATGGTATCCTCGTAAAAATAAGTTTGCTATTGTTAAAGATGAAATAACACAGAAATATCAGTCAGAAAGACAAGGATATGCTTGTTATGGAAATATAACGAAATGTACAAACTATGAAGATACTCATGGAGGCAAAGCATACAAAGTGTTTGTGCTAGAGCCCTGTGATACTTCTCAAACTTTATTTCCTTGGTTAGATGGAGATAAAACAGGATTTTGGGGAATAGCATTAGCTTATGAATTAGGAAGTCTAAAACACTTACAGAAATATTTATAAGGATTAACAATGTGGGAAATTATAATAGCGTTCTACGCTTCGGGCGTAGGAATGGCATTATGGCAATTATGGTTGCCATCTTACCAAATACTAAGAGAACTAGAACCAGATAATATAGTAGTTCGAAAAGCAGGTATAGCTACATTGGTAGTCATACTTTCATTTACGATACTATTACCAATTATGGTTTTTGTTATTTTACTAGAAGAACAGAAAGTAAAATTTATTAAAGGATTTATAAATGGAGTATCAATACATGGAAAAGAATAGTTATTCAACTTACGTAGATGGCGAACTTCGTGCCGACACTATAAAGATAGATGGGCATTGGGGTTGCAGATTCTATGTGAACAATGAGGTAGTAAAAACTGAATTTTACAAGGGAAAAAGTGAAGCGTGGGCAGAAAGTGCCGCGGAGAACTTTGTCCTAGGAATAAAGAAGATATGAATTATTTATTAGAAGCATTAATTAAAAAATTAGAAGGTGATATAGCAGTCGCAGAAGCAAACATTATGGTGTACCAAAGAAGTGCCACAGGCATAGGTGAACACCCAGAAGTTGTTCAAGCCATTGAATCACAAGTAGAAATCATAGCAAATGCAGAAGATAAACTAAATGCTATCCATAACCATTTTGGTCATGGACAAGAAAAATAGTTCTTGACTTCGCACTTAAATTTATGTATAATATAGTTATATATGAGTGATAGATTTTATTTACAGATGAGGCAAGCAACAGGGTGGTGTCCCGGTTTGCCAGAATCTTACAAAACTAAAAGGAAAAGAAATATGTGGACAGACGAGAAAAAACAAGAAGTAATCGATATGTATACTTCTGAAGAACCTACTCCAGAAAATAGTATGGAGATAGTAAAGGACATCGCAGAGCAGGTTGAAGAATCTCCTAATGGCGTTAGAATGATACTCACAAAGGCAGGTGTATATGTGAGAAAAACTCCAGCGGCTAAGAGTTCAGGCGGATCAAGCGGCGGTGGTAGAGTAAGTGTTGCTGCAGCTCAGGCTGACCTCACTAGTGCTTTGGGTGACGCAGGTCAAGAAGTTGACGCTGCTATCATTTCAAAACTTACTGGTAAAGCGGCAGTTTACTTTACAACAATAATAAATAACCTAAACAATTAATTTAGTTTAGTTTTTAGCTAGGGTAGTGCAGACTGCCCTAGTTTTTTGCATCTCAACGATGTGACCATTCAGGATTGCAATTCAAATTATCATTTGTTAGACAACTGGAGGAAACATGACAAAAGATGACTTTAAGAAAAAACTAGATGAAGCAGGCGATGCTGTCATCACTTACAGAAGTAAGAACTCACGCAGACTAAAATACAATATATGCACTCGAGACTTTTCTACACCTTATATCAAGGAAAAGAAAAACAGAGCAAAAGAAGCAAACGATACAGTCCTCCTGTTTTGTTGGGACACGGATTCGTATCGTCTTTTAATGCCTAAGAATGTAACTAGCATAGTGCCATTAAATAGGATTATAAAAAATGATTGATTTGAGTGCACCCACCGTATATGAACGAGTAATCAACGAAACTAATTCCCAACAGATTCGTTTAGTAATAAACACATTTCGTGGAGTTGAGTACTTGTCTCTTAGAAAATATTATTTAGACTTTGATGAAGAATGGTTGCCCTCGAAAGATGGCATCAGTATTCCTTTGGACTTAAATAATACTCAAGAACTTTTTACAGGGTTGGTTGAGATATTATCCTTAGCAGAAAGTAAAACTATTCTTGAGGACGAGTTTAAAGAAATATTAGACCAAATTTACCTTAACTAAAAATAGTTCTTGACAATTCCTTAAAATCTTGGTATAATATACATTATGATAATAAAAGGAAGCTTAAATTACGACTCGCACGGACGCAGAAGAAAGACTGTGCGAACAAAACGAAAAAGCCACAAGTCAAAATGGACTAAAGTAGGGGCTGTAGCTCAGCAGGGAGAGCGTCGCACTTGCACTGCGAAGGTCGCTGGTTCGATTCCAGTCAGCTCCACCAATGCGGGCAAAGGAACAAAAGTAGATAACTCATGGAAACTGGAAATCAGTAAGAAATATACTGTTGCACCAGCATACAATAAAGGTGCCTATCAAGTTATCCCTAGAGAAGATGTAGAACATATCGGAAAATAGTTCTTGACAAATGGTTAAATTTTTAGTATAATAATATAATGTTAGAAAATCTTATCAAAAGAGCAAAAGAATCGTATTATAGTGGGTCACCCATTATGAGTGATGAGATTTTTGATTACCTTGTAACAATGGCGACTGAAGAAAGTATCGGTTATAAGAGTTCTTATGAACGCAGATACAAGCATCTGTTTCCAATGTTCTCCCTCCAGAAAGTACTACAAGGCGTTGACTCTCCTCCTGATTGGGGGAGAGATGACTTCATTACTACAGCGAAGTTAGACGGAGCCGCAATAAGTATATTATATGGTGGTGGAGAAATACATAAAGCACTTACAAGAGGAGACGGAATAGAAGGACTAGATATCACACCCCTAGTAAAAACACTAGTCCCAAATCAAATTAACTATGATGGGGTGATACAGATTAGTGGAGAAGTAGTAGCTCCCAAAGAGATACCCAATGCAAGAAACTATGCAGCTGGTGCTTTAAATTTAAAAGACTCCAAGGAGTTTAGTACCAGAGATTTATACTTTGTAGCGCATGGAGTATCTCCTTATTTAACAGACAATTATGTATCGGACATGAGAGAAGTTTCAAATCTCGGTTTCGATACTGCCATTGACAGCGACTACACCCAATTCCCGCATGATGGCATAGTGTTTCGCGTAGCACAAAACGATAGATTTGATGCGCACGGTTACACTTCCCACCACCCACGAGGTGCTTATGCCCTTAAGAAGCAGGAGAAAGGTGTAGTTACTGTCCTCCAATCAGTAACTTGGCAAGTAGGTAAATCAGGAGCAGTGTCTCCTGTTGCACACTTCGACCCAATAGATATTGAAGGAGCGACAGTATCAAAGGCAACATTACACAATAAGTCAATCATAGAAGCTCTTGACCTAAAAATAGGTTGCAAGATAGAAGTAATCCGTGCTGGAAAGATAATTCCGCAAGTATTAAGGAGAGCAGACTGATGATGGAACCATTTGCAGATATGTATGAAGTCATAACATTTATAGGCTTTTTTATTATAGCAGTAGTTGTTATACCATACATATTCTATAAAATAGGTGAATGGATTGAGTAAACCAAAAATACCAAGTACTTTACAAGCACAGGCTTGGAAAAGAGCAGAAGAAAAAAGTAAACCAAAAACAGGCTACCCATGGGATTGGGAAGATTATGAGAAAATGAGCACAAACGAAATAGACACAGGAAAGTACCACAAAAGTAAATATAAACTCTCAGAGCATGAGTACAAAGGTTGGTACTGGGAACATGAAACACAACAGTTCATGAGATGGAACGATATGCAAGACTATTATAGGAATAAAAATGAGTCTTGAAGACGTCCTAAAAAGAACAATAGCAGAACAAGAAAAACAAATATACCACCTATATAAAAGGATAGAAGAATTAAATGAAATACTCAAAGGAAGAAGTAGAGAACAGCAAGAGAATATACAAGAGTGCGACTCCTAAATTAACAACCGACTGGTATGTTAAGTGGGGAGCTTCAGGTATATTACTTATAGCAATGGCAGTTCGTTCTTCTGCTTTGAATCCCTTTCTTGATACTTGTTTATCTTTTATAGGTTGTGCAGGTTGGTTATATGTATCTATTGCATGGAAAGACAGAGCATTAATTCTATTAAATGCAGTTGCATGCTTCATATTACTAACAGGCATACTAACCCAGCTTAACTAATGGCTGGAGTTTATAATCAAACTTACTTCGATAATCACCCTCACGAAAAAGACCGTGAAGGTGTTCTATACGGAGTTATCTTAGTTAACCAAAGAACATTTGACAGAGAATGTATAAAAGTAGGGATTGCTAGTGGTAAAGACTGGCGACATGTGATAAAAAGAAGTCGTGGTTTCAAAGGCTACGATTTAAGAATACAGAGAACATATCATGACACTATTTACAACTGCTGGAAATACGAGCAGGAGTTACATAAACAGTTTGAGCACGATAGTTATAAACCCAAACAAAAATTTGGAGGGCATACAGAGTGTTTCAAAATTTCTTCCCTTATTTTATCCCACTTTCCAAAAAATAAATCTTGACAAATGGTTATCCGTTTGATATAATATATTATATAAAAATGAAAGAGAGGCAGAATTTGAGAGAAATAATTATACCGACACATTGTCCCGCTTGTAACACAGAGCTTGATATTGTGAACGACCAGTTATTTTGTAGAAATTCTAACTGTATTGCACAGTCTTCTAAAAAGGTTGAACACTTTGCAAAGTCTTTGAAAATTAAAGGACTTGGTAAAATGACAGTTGAAAAACTAGACTTGCAAGACTACCATGATATTTACTCTTTCATGGAAGACGAACTCATTGAATTATTAGGTTCGGAAAAGTTAGGAGCAAAGTTGTTTGCTGAGATAGAAAACTCTAAATCAGCAGACTTAACAACACTCCTTCCAGCTTTTTCGATACCGCTGATAGGGCGGAGCGCATCTAATAAATTGACCACAAAGGTCTCGAATATTTCAGAGATAACCTACCAAAAATGTATAGATAGTGGTCTCGGTCCTAAAGCGGCGTCGAATCTTACGAACTGGATAGATAATATATTTTATCCAAATGAGTACAATGAGTTACCTTTTACATTCTCTTGTGAGAAGTCAGAAGTCGACTACACTCCTAAGAAAGGTGTAGTTTGTATAACAGGTAAGCTAAAGAGCTATCCAACCAAGGCAGCAGCTCAGAAAGTTTTACAAAAGTATGGATATGAGACAAAAGATAATCTTACGAAAGATGTTACGATTCTACTAAACGAAAGTGGCATAGAATCGGCAAAAACGAATAAAGCCCAAGATATGGGTATAACAATTTATAATAACATAAAACATATATTTAAGGAAAATTAATATGGCATTACCAAAATGGACAGACGAAAGAACACAGCAACTAGTGGATTTCGTTGGTGACAATAGCCCTGTAACACAGGCAATGGTTGCAGAAGCTGCTGAAGATTTAGAAACTTCTACAAGAAGTGTATCTTCTAAGCTAAGAAAAATGGGTTTTGATGTTGAATTAGCTTCAGCTTCAGCTAGTAAGTCTTTCTCTGATGAGCAAGAGGCAACACTAGCTAACTTTGTATCAGACAACTCTGGTGCATACACATATGCTGAAATTGCAGAGAATTTCGAAAATGGACATTTCTCAGCAAAATCAATTCAAGGTAAAATCCTTTCTATGGAACTTACAGAGCATGTAAAACCTGCTCCTAAAGTTGAAAGTGTAAGAACTTACACACCTGAAGAAGAAGAGCAGTTTGTATCAATGGTTAACGATGGCGCTTTCGTAGAAGCTATCGCTGACGCACTTGGCAAATCTGTGAACTCAATCAGAGGTAAAGCTCTTTCTTTACTTAGAAGTGGCGATATTAACGCTATACCTAAGCAAGAACACACTAAAGGTTCAAGCAAGGCTGACGTCTTAGCTGACCTTGATATTTCTGGAATGACTGTTCAAGAAATTGCTGATGAAATCGGCAAAACAGTAAGAGGTGTTAAAACAATGTTGACCAGAAGAGGTCTACAATGTGCCGATTACAACGGAGCAGCTAGAAAAGAAATAGGCTAACTAGCAATATTTAGCAGGGAGGGGCAAACCCTCCCTTTTTTTGAGAGAGATACATGAATATTGCCAGTGCATTACTAAAACAAATTATTGTTCAACAAGACTTAGATACTTGGTCTCAGCTAAAGGATATTTACCTACCTGGCGAGTACCGAGGGATTTTTGACGTCTTGGATAAGCACGTTGACAATTATCAATCTCTCCCCACATTTGAAGAACTAATATACGAAGTTCGAAATACAAATCTAAAAGAAAAATTTACTGCCATCGAAAGTATAGAGGTAGATGTAGATGCTGACCTACTCCTCGACTATTTGAAGAATGAATATGCTCAAATAGAAATATTAGATGAACTAGATAAGTATGTGGATAAAACAGTAACGATGGCAACAGCAGAAGAAAATATAGAACAACTACAAGAAATAGTTCTAAAGGTAAGTGATAAAGTAGATGTAGTTCCACCTGCAGAGAGTATGCAAATGATAACACTCTTTGAAGATGATGAGCAAAGATCAAAGTATTTACCTTTAGGATTAAATACAGACTATGACGCAAGCGTCAAGTTTTCACCAACAGATTTGGTGTTAGTTGGTGGTAGACGAGGTTCAGGAAAGTCATTGACTTCTTGTAATCTTGCCGTGAATGTGTATGAAGCTGGTAGAACAGCGTTATACTTTACTATTGAGATGGACAGTCGTGCAATCTTACAACGAATGTGCTCTATAGCCACACGAGTTCCTTTTACAAATATTCGAGACAAGAGCTTGAGTACTGAAGAATGGAATCTTGTTGCAGGCTGGTGGGCAGGTCGTTTTGAGGGCGGACATGACCATCTTCGAGAGTTTGAGTTACACAGGGATTTTGATGAGTTTCACAGAAAACTTACAAAAAATCCATTATCGGAGGAAAGACAATTAGATGTTATCTATGACCCTTCCCTCACTCTCTCAAAAATTCAAAGCGAACTCGATAAGAGGGTAAGTCGTGCCGATGTAGGCATTGTCATAGTAGACTACCTGAACCAAGTCCGCCGCCACAATGCACCTAGTCGAAACGGTCAGTATGACTGGACAGAACAGATAGAGATAAGTAAGAAACTGAAAACTTATGCACAGGAGTATGAAACAATGGTTTTTGCTCCTTACCAAACAGATTCTACTGGAGAAGCAAGATTTGCAAAGGGTATACTAGATGCTGCAGACGCAGCGTACTCATTGGAAACATGGACACCAGAAGATAGATGTATGACTTTTAATTGTACTAAAATGAGAAACAATGAAGTCAAAGGATTTTCAAGTGAAGTAGACTGGAAGTCATTAAAGATTGGCCCAGCTACAGCACTTACTCCTACCGAGAAAGAAAAGATGAAAGAACAAATGTATGATGGAGCAGACGGAGAAGAAGCACAAGAATTATGAGATTATTAGAAGCAAATTACGGAGATGTACGAATATTTAGTGAAAGACCATTTGGTTACAAAAGATTTGTAGTCGAGTGGCAAGATGGCAGACTTCAAATGTTTAGTGGAGTATGGTACAATTTAGATAAAGTTAAATCAATAGTGGAGGCAAAGCTATGATACTATACACAGAAAAACAATTACAAACAGCTTATATAGTATATGTAAGAAAATTACATGAATATAATCTTAGTAGTGATTTGTATGTAGAGATACCCACATTAGAGGAGTTTAGACCTATGTACGAAGCAGAGATGGAGTTAGAGTATGGCGATGATTACATACATTAAAGATTGTATATATAGAAAATTACTAGGGCTACCATTAGTATGCCCACATTGTAACAAGGAACTACCTAAGGAGTTAGATATTGTTAGTTACAAACAAGAATAAATTAAGAGAAGTATCAAAAGAAGTCTCTGAAGTAGACCCTAAGATACTACAAGATATGAAAGACACCATGAAAAAGCATAATGGTGTGGGGATCTCTGCAATTCAAATAGGACACCCCATCAGAGTATTC